TGGATATAAAACACTTCCTAATTCAAGATCATTAACAGGTGAAACAAAAACGATGGGTATTGTTGAAAGAGGATTATATGCAATGGTTACTCCTATTTTAGATGTAATTAAACCAACATTAAAAGAAAATGTTGTTCATAATAATCGTCAAACAGGAAATGCATCTGGGGGTAAAAATGGGGTATCCAATTCTCGTGTATGGAATCCATCTGATGTAGCTAGAACAACTATTAGAGAACAAACTGAAAATACTGAATATACAAAACATGGTGGAACAGCTTTTGATGCTGCTTATTCAAATACAGAACATCAAAAAACAAGTCAACAAAGAGATACAACAAACTGTTCTTATATAGGCAATAGTAGTGCTGCAAGTTCTCAAAATAAAGGACAAGTATATAATACAGCTTATAATGCGTCATTAAATCCAAATAAGGAAATTGTTTCTAAGGTAGATAGATTTCATGCAGGTAACCAACCAATATTTGATGGTAATCAAAATGTTAGTAATTTAAGAAATAGAAGTACAAATCCAGCACAAATTACTCCAAATATGCCTAAGAGCGCAAGTAGCGTTGAAACATATGGCGCATTAAGTGGAAAAAACACAAGAGAAGTAAATCAATCTAGAAGATATGACCCTAGTTTATTAAATGCGTTTAATAGTAATCCATATTCGAAACCATTAAGTAGTGTTGCTTAACTTACAATACATAATACATTATTAATATAAAAATAATGTATTATATTTCAATAATGAATGATTTATTTTATAAAAATTCAATAGATTATAATTTTAAAACCAATGATATTGATATACATACGGTTCATAAATCTATTATAGATAAATTAGAATATTTTATTGATAATAATAAAATACCTCATATTGTATTTCATGGTCCATATGGAACGGGGAAACGAACAATATTAAACTATTTTTTGGAAAGGATTTATAATAATAATAATAAACATATCAAAAAATATGTTATGTATGTAGATTGTGCTCATGGTAAAGGTATTCGATTTTTTAGAGATCAACTAAAATTTTTTGCAAAAACAAATATACAACATAAAAACAATACAATGTTTAAATCCATTATTTTGTTTAACGCTGATAAATTAACAACAGACGCGCAATCGGCGTTAAGAAGATGTATTGAAAGGTTTAGTCACAATACTAGATTTTTTATAATTGCTGAAAATAAAAAGTTATTATTGAATCCAATATTATCAAGATTTTGTAGTATTTATATACCAACTCCAAAAATAAACAATAATTATATTAATTTTTACAACATTTTATTTGATACATACAACAATAAGGATTATTTAAAAAAAGAGATTAAACTTAAAAAATATTTAAAAGATACATCAAAATATGAAACATTAAGTAAATGTATGGAAACCTCTGTATTATTGTATAATAAAGGATATAGTTGTTTAGATTTGATGAATTATATATCAAAAAATAAAAATAATGATTTAGAATTATTATATTTTGATAAAATTAGAAAACAAATAAGAAATGAAGAAATGTTGATTTTCTATGTATTATATTTTATATTTATGCGGAAAAATATAGATTTAGAAAATATTTTATAATTTTAAAATGGATGATTATAATATCAATGTTTTGTCAGAAGCAAAAAATGAATATTCATGTAGATTATTGAGTATTTTAACTCCTGTTGTAATTGATGGTATAAAATCAATATTTAATGATGCTGAAAAATTATGTATTGAAAATGACGAAGATGAGAAATATCTAATGACTTTTCAAAATTTTTTAACTCGTATTCCAAAATGGAATGATACTATAATTGAAGATGAATGTGCAAGAATTATTAGTGTTACTAGTTGTAATTATTTAGAAGATTTATTAACTTGTGTTCATATTGCTCAATTAAAGATTTTAACAAGTGTTAGAGTTTCTCAAAAGCAAAAAAAAATTGATTTGGATATTCCAAAATTATCAAGTTTTATACATCAAGTTTATAGTGCTTTTGCTAGAAAACTATATAAAAATGTATATTTATTTGAAAAAATTATTACACCATTGCAATATCAAAAAAATATGCGAGAATGTGAATTATTGTGTAAAGAAAGTATTTTAGAAGTAATTAGAAATAGTATTCCAGTAGAGAAGATTTTAAGATCTTATATCGATGAAACGGTAGATGAAGAAGTTATTCAGGAAATTGTAGAAAAGGAAATAGAAAAAGAAGTAGAAGAAAAACAAGAAGTATCAAATAAAGAAGAAACTAATAAAGAAGAAGAAGAATTTAGCAAAACTCCAATATTAAAACTAGAAAAAAATTCGGAAGAATTAAATTTAAATATGGAAGAAAATGTATCTACTGAAAACACAGATAATCCTGATGAATTGAATGATAATATTAATGATGTAGTTATAAATGAACCAATTGCATCAAGTAATGAACCAACTACATTAAACAATGAAATTAAGGATGTTGGTATTTCTTTTAATGATGTAGATAGCGTTTTAGATATGGGAACTAATATAGAAAAAGCTATTGAAGCTCCGAAAACAATAGAACGATTAGAACAAATTAGTGAAATAAATAATCAGAAACGTAAAGAAGAAGATGATGATGATGAAGATAATTTAGAGATTTTTGATGATAATAATATTAATTTAGATATTAGTGATATCCATGATTTATCTAAGGAATTAAAAATGTCACCTCCTCTTTTATTAAATGATATTGAGATTTTAGATTAATATTGCGTAAAATTACTAATAAAAATGTAAATGAAAAATATAAATGGAACAGACTATTTTTATTACAGCTGGTATCATATGTTTCATATATTTAGTAATTAAGTATTTAGAAATGAAATTTATATTGAAAGAAATCAAACCAATGAAAATTTTAATAAGAGATACTATTATTGTTTATTTATCTATTGTATCTGGAAGTTTATTGGTTACACAATTTAATGTAACAAAAAATATAATTAAAAAGTCACCTGAAATTTTTACAAATGAACCAACTTTTTAATAATAATTAATAAAATATCATTAAAAAAATGATATTTTAATCGTTTATACATAACAAGGTATATCGTCTATATTTATTACATTCTTTAATTTTCTTTTTTGTATTTTTTTTTTGCTTATTTTAAAACAACTAAACATTGAGTTATTTAATTCATTATGTGGTTCGCAATGATGTACTGTTCTAGCAATCATTTTATATAATTTAAAATCAGGATATCGTTCATGTCCGTTTTTTTTATACAATATATTTTGATTTTTATCATCGCGCGTCCATTTTATCATTAACTTTACAATTTCATTTTCTTCATTGTTTTCATCTCTAAAATCATCAACAAAATAATCGTAAAGAGAACATCCTAACCTACATAAATCAAAACTTTTATTTGGTAGTATTTCTGGTTTATTAGGATTTTTATAAGGTTCAAAATTATATTGATTGGCAGCATCTTCTTTAAAATTATAACTATCGCAACATAGTTGTTTACCTTTAAATTTATAAATAGCTCTACCAAAATCAATTATTTTAAAAATTTTGCCAAAAGTAGGGATTTTATAATATTGACTATCATATTTAACATATATGTGTTGTTTTTCTGTTTTAACATACATTATATTGTTTGTATGTAAATCATTATGAGTAAAATCAAAACATTTTTGATACGTGGTTAAAATAAATAATATTTGAATTAAACATGATTTCCATTCTAAATCAGACATTTCATTACTTTCAATGTAACTATCTAATGTTTCATGCATGTGTTCCATACATATAATTTGAACTGGAAAATTATATATTACACAATTTATATTTTCATCCATCGAACTAGAATATTCAGAAATGTCACTATTTGAACAACTAATAATTGTTTCATCATTATCATCAGAAGTGTCATCATCGTTATCACTATCGCTATCCGTATTATCGCTATCAGTAGTATCACTATCATATTCACTTAACACTTCTGATATATTTGAAGATGTATCTGTATTACTTGATACATCACTATTACTTTTATTTTTTAATTTTTGATATACTATATTACTATTTAAATCAATTTCGTTTAATTTTTCAAGATTTTCAACGGTTAATTCAAATACATTATCAAATGAATCATTATCTATTTCATCTATTGACAATGGTTCATTACTATCTTCCATAATAATTTTTTCTCGATATTTTCGTGTATCATCGTCTAATAATGATGCATCAAAATTATCCATTTTAAACATCTCTCCCTTATTTTTATGAAAAAATTCGGATTGATAAAGATAATCTAAATCATCAAATACATTTGTATTAAATTCTTTTTGGATTCCTAAAAAAGATCCATAATAATCATTACCAAATGTAAAGGCATGATGATTTAATAATTTACTACTTAAAAAAGAAAAAAACCCGTCAACATAAGAAGTATTATTTGAATCATATATTTTTTTTAAATGACTATCTTTATCGGAATATTCACAATTAAGCGTTGGGTTTAACTTTGAATTCTTATTTATTTTTTTATATTTTCCAGTTAAAAATTTTAAAGGGTTTAACAATGGTGAATATTTAAAAAAAGATATTTTTTTAAGATTTTCTTTGTTTTTATCTTCAACGTTAATTAAAAAGAAATTTGAATCATGTGTGTCTTCGATGGTTGATATCGAATATTTGCTATTTAAGTTAATTTGGTTATAATTATTCTTACTTAATTCAAAAAACTCTGAATAAATAGGTATATAATTTTGAATTTCTGAAAACCCGTTGTTTTCTAATTCACTAAACAATAGATTGTTATTATTTTTCTTATAATACAAAGAAAACATACGATTTAATGATAATTAAATTTTTACATTTAAACCAATACTTTAGTAATACATAATTATGTTAATAATACATTAATTCGTTTTACTTGATTAATTAATATAACATATTTTTATATATATGAATTTAGAGTTAAAAAAGTTTAATATGAAAAATATAAGATTTAATTTGGAAGGTTCAAGCGGTCCTGTAATTGTTTTAATTGGTAGGCGAGATACGGGAAAAAGTTTTTTAGTAAGAGATATGTTATATCATCATCAAGATATTCCTATTGGGACTGTAATATCAGGAACAGAAGCAGGTAATGGTTTTTATGGAAAATTAGTTCCTAAATTATTTATTCACGATGAATATAATACAGCTATTATTGAAAATATATTAAAACGGCAAAAAATAGTAATTAGACAAATTAAAAAAGAAAAACAAGCATATGGAAAATCAAGTATAGATCCAAGAGCGTTTGTTATATTGGATGATTGTTTGTATGATAATACATGGGCTCGCGATAAACTAATGAGATTGTTATTTATGAATGGTAGACATTGGAAAATAATGCTTGTAATTACAATGCAGTATCCTCTTGGTGTCCCTCCTAATCTTAGAACCAATATTGATTATACATTTATTTTAAGAGAACCATATATTAATAATCGCAAACGAATCTATGAAAATTTTGCTGGAATGTTTACAACATTTGAAAGTTTTTGTCAAGTAATGGACCAATGTACTGAAAACTATGAATGTTTAGTTATAGCAAATAACGCCAAATCAAATCGTTTAGAAGACCAAATATTTTGGTATAAAGCAACATCACATAACGATTTTAAATTAGGAGCAAAGGAATTTTGGGAAATGTCTAAGGGATTAGGTTCGGATGATGAAGAAGAGCAATATGATCCAAATGCTGTTAGAAAAAATAGGGGACCACGAATTAATGTAAAAAAAAATAGGTGGTAATTCATAAAATTATTAAATATGTAATTTTAATAATTTTATTATAATTTATCGTTTAACTATTATTAATCTTTCTTTTTACGTACAATGTTATCTCCTTCAAACAACGATTTTTTAATACTTTCCGAACTAGTATCATCTAATTCTTTCAAATCATTTTCCATTGTATTATTTACACCAACTAAATTACCTTCTTTATCCAATCGCTGTGTTAATTTATTACCACTTTCTCTAGCTAATTTTACATTTTCTTCAATTGCTTTTCTTTTTGTTTCTTTAATACGCTTTTCAAATTCTTGTTTTGCCTTTGCTTCATTTAAATTTTTTTCATGCATCAATTGATTTAATTCATCTTCCAAATATTCTACACGACCTGTTTTATATGCTTCTGGTTCCCAAGGCATCCAAACGCCTACTGGACCAACATATACATTATGATTTGGATCTACCTCTCGTAATAATTTACAGCGTAATTCAGCTTCTTCTTGTGTAGAATAAGCACCTCTTACTTTTAATCCTCTAACACTGGTTTGAAAATTATTTTGAGTATTAAATTGGTCATCTAATTCATTTTCATTATTATCTAAAAATGTTTTATACGAATCATAAATATCGGATGTTTTCAAATCCTTTTTTTCACTTTTAACAAATTCTTGCATATCAGACATTAATGTTTCAAAATCAAGATTATATTTATAAGATAAAAAGTTAAGAAAATGTGAAAATTTTTCCATAGATTTAGAAAAATCATAACCTTTCAAAAATTCTTCAAACATAAATAGTTCTCGTCTTTTAAGAATATTTTCGGGACTAACAAAAGATACACAAACAAATTTCTGACCTGAAAGAGCTTTATCTTCTTCAAGTAAATCTACATAATTCGGATTTTCAGTTCCATCTGATTTTTTCTGGTGGTTATAAGCGTATTCTGCCATTATATAATAATAATATTATCATTATTGTTTAAGTTTTTTTTTTATTTATTTATTATATAATATGTTTGATAAATTAAGTCAGGTTTTTGATTTAGGCGAATTATTGCGTCGTGTAGTAAAATATTTAGTGGAAGGTTTGATGGTTGCTATTGCTGCATATGCTATTCCAAAACGTTCATTGAATTTAGATGAAGTATTATTAATTTCATTAACAGCAGCAGCAACATTCTCTGTTTTAGATACATATGTTCCATCTATGGGTGTATCTGCTCGTTCCGGTGCTGGATTTGGTATCGGTGCTAACTTAGTTGGTTTCCCTCGTATGGGCATGTAACTTAATTAACTAATAACAATATAATTTTTATAAATCAATAAATATAAAAATTATAAAGTTGAAATAAACTCCCAATTTAATTCTTTGCATATTTTTTTCCATATTTCATCTTGTTCTATTCGTTTTACTGGATCTTTCAGCATTGGAAAATAAGGTAAAAAACTATGTTCATCTAATAATTCGCACATTTTATACAATACATAGTAATAATTTAAAAAATTAACACGACTATCTGGACAATGTTTACTATATGGTTTTTGAATTTCCATAAATAAATTACATAATTTATCTTCTAATTCAGGTCGCATGACTGGTGGTTTAATACCTAACTTATCTTTTATAAAAGGAATATGTTCATAATATTTATTATATCCTAATTTTTTCAATATGTCTTTTGCTTTTTTATTATTCATATTTTTAAGCGTTAGTCTTTCTTTTTTTATTTGTTTTTTAATATTATCTATAACTTCTTCTGGGATTTGAGTAGTTTCTTTTGCTTGAAACTGAGCTAATATTTCTCTAAAATGATTAATTCTTTTATAAGCATAAAAACAAACTTCTTTAGGAGGTTCCTTATAAGAAGGTTTTTCATGTTCTATTAAAAACTTATCTTGAAAACTACATACTTTACATATCAAAATACCATCTGATTCAACTTGAACTAACTCCCCTGAACATTTAGGGCATATCTCATAATTAATCTTATAATTTTCCATATCAATTATTTTATTATCGATATTGTTAAAATATTGCTGAACTATTGTATTATTATTGTTTTTAATATCTACTTTCTCTTCTGTTTTACTAAAAAAAGCATGTAGTATCTTTTTTTTGTTTGTTTTTCCATCACTTAAATCCTTTTTTTTTTCAAAATAATCAAAAATTAAATTAGAATTGTTTAGTAAATATGCTTTTTTCTGTTTTTTTATTTTTTTGATCCTTATTTTAATATCCTTAATCGTATCTTCTATATCTAATTTGTCTTCTATTTTCATATTTTTTGATTTTTCTATTTTTTTCTTTAATTTTCTTATTTGTGATTTAAGTTTAGGTAATTCAATATCAGAGTTTTTTTTAAATTGACTCATTTTTTCATCATGCTTGTTATCTAGTGTAGTTATTGAGTGTTTATTAACAGCTAATTTTTTTTGATTTTTAGGTTTAAAATTAGGCATTAATAAATATATTAATCAATTATATTTAATTAATAGTTTTGTTAATTGTTTAGCAAAATCACAAAATTAAGATATTAAAATTCGTAAATTCATAATTTATAAAAATACTTTTCAATATATAATGGATAATCCAAATAAAATCGTAATTAATGAAAAGGAAATAACTAATATTGATTTGATAAAACTACAAAAAATGACATTATTATACAATGCTTTAGAAAGTGGGTGGTCTATTAAAAAGACGGATAATTGTTATGTATTTAAAAAAAAGCACAACAATGAAAAAGAAGTTTATTTAGATTCTTATTTAAGACGGTTTATGATTGATAACTTGGATATTAATCAAATATTAAATAATTAAATTTTGTATTTTAAAGTATAAAATTTAATTAAATGTGTATTATTGTAAAATTTTTTTCTTTGCCTATATTATATAATGGGTGGTGGACTCATGCAACTAGTAGCTTACGGCGCACAAGATGTGTATTTAACTGGTAATCCTCAGATCACTTTCTGGAAGGTTACATACCGCAGACACACTAACTTCGCAATGGAATCAATCGAACAAACCTTCAATGGTCAAGCTGACTTTGGTCGTCGTGTTCAATGCACTGTTTCTCGTAACGGTGATTTGGCATACCGCACTTACTTACAAGTAACTGTTCCAGAAATCAGCAGTTCTGATTCCAATCATGCACGTTGGTTAGACTGTCCAGGGGAACAAATGATCTCCATGGTAGAAGTAGAAATTGGTGGTCAACGTATCGACCGTCAATATGGTGACTGGATGCATATCTGGAACCAATTGACTCTTACTTC